ATGGTTCAAACATTAAAACAAACTGTGGGTTTTCTAAGCATGATAGGCATCATGATCATCACCATGATCATCCGCGTCCATCACCTGGTCCGACTCCTGGTCCGCGTCCATCACCTGGTCCGACTCCATCACCTGGTCCGACTCCTGGTCCTGGTGGACATTCTGGTTATCCCGGTTCAAATTTTGCGATGAATAACCAGCAACAACGAGATGCTAATTCTTTGGGTGTAGCATATAATGCTCAAAATAGACGTAATATTGGAGGTTTTTAAATATTATTTTTCTAAATTCCAAGAATTTAGAAGATTATACACTACTAATTTTACGAATAAATGAACATATGCGAGTTACTGTAAATTCTTCACCCTCACCTGATTTTGGTAGTATTGTAAATACAGTATTAATTTTGTTTTGATCAGAATAATATATACGTTTTGTGGCACAAGCACCATAATGTGTTTCTATATTATAATCATCAGGCGTATTACCTTCACAACAGGCAACAGATATTGTACTAAAATCAAATGACGCAACTCCTTGATTAGGATCAGCATCATGCGAACTTACGACTCCGAAAGTTCGAAAAAACAAACGATAAGTGAATACAGTTTCCAAATCGGGATTTGTATTTGTTGTTCCTATATCAGTTTCTCCAATAATAAAGTTACTAATTTGTCTACCTTTTGTTGTTTTACCGCCGAGAAATGTAAGAGACATCGTAATTTTTTCTTTTAATTTAAATGCCCCGCTATAATATACTTCGAACATATCAGAATTTTTCACAAATGGAATTTCATCATTGCTCATGTTTATTGATTCTTCAATTGTTCCTCTACCTGTAGTAACTGTTGATGACCCTATAGATTTTTTAGTAACGTTAACTATAACTGATCCAGGATAACCTTTATAACCTGTATATCCTACATATCCTGTATATCCTGTTACTCCAGTATAACCTAATACTTCATAACCTGTATATCCTGTATATCCTGTCGGCCCAACTTCTAAATTTGTATAACCTATGTAACCTGTATAACCTGTATAACCTGTATAACCTGTAGACCCAGTGTTTCCTCCGCTAGGACCTGTTGGACCTGTAGTACCAGCCATACCTGAACTTAAATTTGAACTTAAATAATAATTACTTTCCTCTTCTACATCCCTTATTACCAATGACATGATTTATTATATTAAAACATTTTTTTTATTCTAAGATATTAGACGAACATAAGCAATAGTTCGATTAATCCAAATTGGGAAGTTAGTACCATGCAGCATCTGGATATCAGAGATATAGAAATTTATTTTATAGTCATTGCTTGATGCTCTATCTACAGTTATTGTTTGTTCAAGCACGTATTTTTGCTTTATATTTGGTCTAGTGTCACTACTAGTAAGACATGATGAATTCCATGAAATAGTTAAATCGTCATCAGTATAATCAACTACCCGAAAAATACAACGATATTCGTACGTATGTATAAAATAATTTTGAACGTCAGACCGAGTAATAACATCGCAAACTCCAAATATTTTAGCAGGATCATTGTCAAAAACAATATTAATCTTAAAAGAAACTCCTGGTACAATCCATGTACCATTTTGAACGCTTGCATCCGTACTTTTAGGATCAGGAGGAACTTGTTTTTTAGTAATTGATCCGGAATAAAATGCTTCAAATATAGCATTCTTTTTAAATATATCAAATCCTATAGTATGTGATGACATTTTGTCTGTATCTATATATGGATCTAGGTTTGATCTTTCAACAGACCCTGTTTTTCCGATTGAATATATGCAACCATAACTTCCTGAGTCACCAGTATACCCTGTAGGTCCAGTAGGACCTGTGTATCCTGTATACCCTGTATAACCTGTAGGACCAGTAGGACCTGTGTATCCTGTATACCCTGTATATCCAGTAGGACCTGCGTTTCCTGTTGGGCCAGTGTGTCCAATTGGTCCAGTCGGACCTGTCGGACCACCATCAAGTCCTGTTGGACCAGTCATTCCTACTCCTCCTCCTCCTAAAAAAGCACCAGTATCTGTTTCAGCACTACGAATTGTAAATGACATATTTATTAAAAGAAGAGATATTTTTAGATTGCTTAAAGATTTCGCAAGTGATTTTAAATATGGAAGGAATGAATAATGCAGATACAAGATTGATTTCTTTTTTAAGAAACCTTGCAGATTCTGTTGAGAGCGGTGTTCTTTTACCGAGACAACTTCAGCATATTGGGGAATTTTTTATGTCATATCAATTTCAAGAACAAGCTATCAAAGATGGAGACACTAGTGGTTACGAAAATCAGAGGTTTAAAAAAGCGGATTTGATAAAATTTATAATAATGGGATGGCATATTTATTCATGTATTTCAGGAAATGCTACGCTACCCGATCCAGATGATATACCTGATTAGGCACAGAATATATTACTTTTTTAAAAAATTATTTATATTATCTTAATATAAATGAGTATAAATTTGGGAATGTCCTACGAGGAACATCTCAAAAGTGCGAAGCCTATATTTTTAGAACAATCTTTTGTTCATCCTCCAAAAGGAGCATTGGGAGCTCTAACTATTATTCCTAGACAAATAATACCACCTATTAATACAAATATCAGGTCAGATATATTACCAAAATTCGAACTTTCAAAACACTCAGGTCTGTCTATGATAGATACCAGAAGTTTACCTGTACAATTTAACTGGAGAGAAAACGGTGGTAGTAAATCATCTTTAATTTCGACACCGGGAAACCAAATGTTGTGTGGAAGCTGTTGGGATTATTTTCTGTGTATAATTGATTATTTATTTAAACAAATTAAATAATCCGAATAAATGGAGGAATTTGTTGAAAATATGAAAGTTAAAATACCTCAACCAATGCATCAAGTAATTAAAAATATTTGGAATGAACTTTCCAAAAACTACACATTTGATACTATAAAAACTATTACAGAAGATGAAAAAACACTTATATGTACAGCTGTTATAGGAGGAAAAATAAGAAAAGATTATGTGGATACACTTGAATGTCTTGGAGTTGATTGTAAAAGTCTTAAATATAATAAAGATGAATACACAAATTTTTCTTTAAAGTGGAAAGAAAAATTCTCAAGACATGGAGTAATCTCAATTTTTAACCAATACTACATGCCTTTACTTGCAAAATTTGATAAAAAGGACATGGAAGATGGAAAAATATGCGCAGATGATATACTAAAATACTGCTTATCTTTTAAACGTAAAAACATGAGTACATATGTTAAGATTTTATCTATTATAGAACTTCCTGAAGATCTTTACTCTGTTTTGTCTAGAACTTTGACAGATAAATCGACACAATGTGATATGTATTCAGACTTCATAACATACTGCAAAGACAATTACACTGAATATCAAAAATCACATCGATATGCACAAAAAGAATATGACTCTCACATTGGTAGTTTGTTTGAAATAACAACAGAAGAACTAATACCAGATTTGTCAATTGAAGAATGTAAAAAATACGCATATTCACCGATAGTCAGATCTTATGTAATTTACAAACTATATTTACTTGACTATTTAGGATCTCCATATGCAAAACAACTTTTAGAAGAGAATGATAGTCTTTTAGAACACAGTAAATTTATTGATAGTTTGGCAGAAGATATAGGAGTTACTGTCAAATCTTTTCGGCTAGCTGTAGATCTTATGCCTCATAAAATAGAAACAATTCATACTATTTCGCCTAGAGACATGCTTAAATCACTAAATAAAATGAAATCTGGTAAAGTTGTAATAGGACAATTATATATTCATATTCTAGAAAAATATAATATGGTAGATGAAATACAAGAATATTATGATTCTTGTCCGGCCAAGTTACTTCCCGCTTGCATAGTAGATGTTTTTAAAAAACATTCAAAATGGAGAGATGAATTAATTATAGATTGTATGAAACAGCATACCACTCGAATTCAAAATAGTTCAGCATATGAAGATAAATTACATAAAAAAATAGCATATACAACCGTTTCATGCCTGAAATATATTGAAAAATACACAATCAAGGTTTATAAAGACAGAAATAACGATGTTGATCCAATTAGATGGTTCATAAGTATGTGCACAATTAATATGGTTGAAGATCTTATACTAGCATATGGAAAACAAGCTCCATGTGATAACTCTAGAGTTAAAAGTGCAATTAATATTCATCACGCTAAAAAATTAGTATCGAACATGATTGTTTTATTTAAAACAACAATTAACCATCTTTTACAATGCAAAGTACAAGTTAGATCTCTTATACCTAGTATGTTTACTTCAAAAATAGAAAACCTTAGGATTGAACACGATTCAAATGTTCGAAGAACGTACACTGACGATGAAATATCACAATTACTAAATGTCGCTAGCTCGGACAGTAGATTATTTCTTCTTATTACGATTCTAAGAGAGATAGGGTTACGTCTTGGAGCGATATGTAATCTTAAATATACAGATATTATTGAAAATAACATACCGAAACATATATGCAAGGTTTTAGAAAAAGGAAAACAATATAGAGAATTTATTACAAGTACTAACCTTAAAAAAGCAATAGCATCATATATAATGTATGTACAAACACATCCGATTATGAAACATCACGATATTTCTGACATATATGTTTTTAATAACACAACTGTAACAAAACCAGTAAATGACAGTACTATATCTGCTCAACTTAAAAATCTTGCAACACAAGCAAATATTACGGATGTAGAAGTACATATGCATTCATTTAGACATACTATAGTTGGAAAGCTTATGGACGCAGGAAATGATATTCAAACTGTTTCAAAATTTATTGGTCACTCATCTATTGATACAACTAATAAACACTACTGGCTTCGAAATATTACTGATTTACAAGATTCTTTGAAAAATCCATTTTTCGGATCATATAGAGGTGAAGAAGAGAAGAAAGCAGAGTATGAAGAATCTCTCGAAAGAGCAGAAAAGAAAATAGATACTGCAATGTCTATTATACACGTTTACCAGAGTAATATATCAGAAGGTTTGAGAGATGGTTTATCGATTCAAGAAATTCAAAATAAAATCTTTTCAACTATACCAAGTCTTGATAAAATTTTACGTGTCATAGCAGATAGTGTAGCAGGTTCAGAAACATCATATACAACTTCTTATTATGAAGAAGATACACTTAAAGATTTTTTATAAAATAATTATTTAGTTATATAATAAATGATAAAGAAAAATTTAATCCTATTTGTTACAGGATTGTTTTCTATAATTGTATTAATTACTATAATTATTATAGTTGTTCATTTACATAACAAAAATTCTAAAAATTCTAAAGAAAATTATTGTAATGCATCTGGAGATATACAAAATGGTGTTGCATCTCCGTGTACATCTTCTCTTCCTGATGGAGATACATGTTATCCGACTTGTACACCTCCTTATACTCTATCAGGTAATCGTTTATGTAAAAATGATACATTAGTAAACACTGCTTACTGTATACCTAAGACAATTCCATCAAAGAAACATGGTCCTCCTACACCAGAACAATTAGAATTAGTAAAAACCACTGTAACTGGATATTCAAATCTTTTTAGTGATGAGCCTTTTATAATGTTTGTTAATTATACAAATGACATCGTACTTGCAAGAATAGGATCTGGCACCGGAAATTATCCTTGCTCAGATGATAACAGAGCTACTTGTGATTGGGGTAAAAATCCGGGTATATCTAAAGTTCATATATTGAATGGGCAAATTAATAAACAAGGTTTTGACACAGGCATAAATAAGTCACATCAAATTTTAAATCCTAATGAATGTTGGCTTATAAAAATTCCACTAGATCCATCAGGATATCTTAACTTTTGTGTTGGTAATAATGATGCTACAGGAGCTATATCATGTAAAGCATCTCAGAATTTATATTTTGCTTATGGACTTACTGGAAAATATTTTGATGTTACTGGTAAAAAATACGATTCTTATACTGAGGCTAAGAAGTCTATTTATCCTGATCACCAACTATTTCCAGAATGTGAATCAAATTCTAATACAAACTTGGCAGTAGGACAACAATCTCAATTAGAACTACACTTAGCAGGTCTTTACAGCGCAACTGATTTAAGTTCTGTTAATGGTGTATCTAACCCTTTATATATAGCTATGTATGATTCTAAAACTGGAAATGATTTTACCTGCACGTATCCTGCTGCTGATGGTAGTGACAACAAGAGAAATTTTTTGTATTGTGATTATGATAGACAAAATTGTGAATTTCCTCAAATTGATGATAAAACATATCAAATCAAAAGAGATAAAGATGGATTACCTTATAATTGTGTACAACCAGGAATCGCATGTCAATACTATGTTAAGAACGTTAATGATCATAATTTTGATTTTAAATCTTTATGGGGGGGTGATTTAGATGCAAAATTTACGTTTACAGATCCTCATGGAACAACTTGGAATACAAAAGGATGTGTACCAGATAATAACTATTGTACAGAGGTAAATGGTAAATTACAATATATGGGAATGGATCTTCAAGGAGGATCTTGCGAACTATTAAACGCTGGTGGGTTAAGGTTAAATTATAAGACTAAAAATGAACATGGTAACGATAACGATAATTGGATTGATTGGACTAGTGGTGGAGTTCCACAAGGAAATTTATCACCAGCAATAACTAAAGATCCGATTTGGAACAAATATCAACCAGAATGTCAAGATAATTTTGGTTCAATATCTGATAGATTAAGAATGTGTAACTACGATATACAAAAACCTAAGGGAGACTGTCCTGTGTCAAAGGACGGCTCTTGTAGAACTGATAATGGAAAAGGTAATAAAGATTCTTGGTCATCTTCTGTTGTTCAAAGATTCTGTGAAAGTTGTCACAGTGATACTTGTACAACTTATTGCCAAGCTTACGATGATCATTGGGGAACAATGATATGCCCTTTAATAGACAATCAAACACGAAACCCTCTTAGACCTAATGTAGTAGTAATTACATATTGAAAATGTAAAAATCTATTTTGGATTAATCTTATTTCTACAAATAAGATTATGTGATAAAAAGTTTAGAAGTTTAATTCTCATGTATAGTATTCATAGTAATTTTGGGTTTAAATATATCTAATTTTGACATATTTTTCATTCTTTTCTTTGCTATTCTGTCTTTGGTAGGTTCAGGTTGTGTTGTGCATTTTAGAAAATCGGGTACAACTTTTTTACACGTGAGTGATTTATCAAGCCAAGGAATATTAGCTCTTTCTGCCACATCAGAAGCTGTCTCTTTCAAGTAAAATTTTTCTGTTGTTGACGAACTAGAATGACCCAAAAGTTTTGATACAATATCAACAGAGTTTCCAGAGTTCAAAAGTATGTGTGCATAGCTATGACGTAACGCATGCGGGTGCAAATGAGTTCCGTTAAGGCCTGCATCTTTACATACACTGTTGAACATTTTTCTGACAGTACCAGTTGTTATATTTGGTCTAGTTCCATTTCTAGAAGGGAATAAATACTCAGAGTTAACAGATTTTCTCTCACTTGTAACCCATTTGTATATAAGTTCTTTTACCTTGGTATTTAAAACAAAACTAAACCATTTATTTCCTTTTTCTATTGTACGTCCAGTATTTTTTATATCTATTGTGTCCCCTATATAAGTCAGAACGTTTTCTGTTTTTATATTTACTAGACCCCCGACTCTCATTCCTGTAGTAAGTAAAAGCATAAAAATTAATTCTATCATAACACCAGCTTCTTTTGAATGCTGATATATTATCTCGAGTTCTTCTACAGAAATTAAATGTTTATCATGAGAATCTTCTTCAATAAGTGTTTTAACATTTACAGACTCAGAACTTTTTAACAATTCTGGTTCTATTTCTATTTTTAACACGTAGTTTAGAAACATTTTTATCCATGTAAGTTGTTTCTTATTATCAAAATATGATAAAAATTGTTGTGTTATTTTAGTTTTAATTATTTTAATTAATACTTCATCTGAATCCTCTATAGACACTCCTAACTGTGCTATAAACTTTCCAAGAATAAAATACATAATGTTTCTCATACTTGCAGTTGATTTATTTTTAGTATTATTCTTTATTGTATCCACCCATTTTAAAACTTTTATTTTTATCGGATCATTTTCAGATAGATTTTTGTATGCCAGTGGAAGAATATGCCAATCATCATTTTTTGCTTTTACTTTTGGATTGTCAAGAGTAATTAACTTTACAAAATCTTTGTCTATAGAAGTTTCGTTTAGTATTTTTTTAAGAGTATGAATAATTGTAGTTGTAGTTCGTCTAGTCCAACCAGCATCTAAATAAGATTGATTCATGTGACAAGAAAAAATAATACTTTCTTTTGGTAATACAGATCTTTTAATAAGTGTTTGTATTGATGTTTGAGAGTACATTCTATATAAGACTTGTGATAACAAGTCAAATGCCATGTTTAAATGACCAGGTTGTATTTTTTTCTGATCTGCTAGTTGTCGAATATAATGTTTTAATTGTATAAAATCTTCGGTTTCAGATATAAAAACAGGTACTTTTTCTTCTTGCACTGAACGCACTATTGGCTCGTGTTTGTGCTCATTCTCTTTTTCTTGTACAGGTGTTTGTGTTTGTAATAGTTTTAGTTGTAGTTCAAGATTTTGATTTTTGAGTTCTAAAATACCATTCATCTGTTTAATACTTGATTCTGAAAGAGTAGAATTTGAATTTAAGCATTTTGGTTCGTTTTTGTTTTCAAATATGTAAAATTCTTTTCTCGCATAAAGTTCTTTTTTATAATTACAATCACACTCTTCTACACACTCAAATTTTAAATCATCCCAGTTAAAAAGTCTCAAATGTTCATACAATTTTTTTTGCATATTATTATCACCTAATGTTTTAAAACATACTTTATGAGCATTTTTTCTTTTGGAAAGTGAAGACATTGTACAATCAAAATAAAAATATCCATCAGGACATATAATTTTATAGATAATTCCTTTCATTTTTGATCCAAAAATGAAATCTTTAGATCTCAATATTTCGTTCGGATCGGAATTGGACAATAATTATTTAAAAAATGTTTGAATAAATTTATTAGACTACCATTTCAATAATAGTAAAAAGTTTTTTATTATTGAAATATATTATTTATTTTTGTAAAAAGAATGGTTAAATAGTTAAAACATTTTTAAAATAAACAAAAATATTAGTTTATTATATAAAAATATTTTTGTTTTATACAGAAAAAGTAATCTGTTGGGCGATATCAGCCGCCGGAATTGTCGCAGATAATCACGTTGTCTCTGGTACAGTCAATTGGAAACCAAACCTTTCTACTACTTGGTGTCTGACATCTTATCCACAAAATAAGTGTCAAGGAGGTAATCCTGGTATACTTTATCAAGATATTTCTGAAAATGGTATTGCAACTAACAATTGTGTAGATTACTCTTGGTGTTCTGAAAACGAAGCATGTAATGGAAAAGCTACAGGTCATTTTCAAAATCAAAATGTAAATTTATCAGATCTAATACCAACTACTAAACGTGCATGTTACGATTCTAGCTTACTTCATTACCTTTATTTTATAGATACACCTATATCAATTTCAATTGGAACAGATGGGCTGACAGGAGAAGATTTTACAAATACAGTAAAAAAACATATTTATTATAATGGACCTGTACAAGGAGGATTTTTGGTATATAAAAATTTTATGTCAGGTGCTTTCACAAAAGTAAATGGTGGTGTATATTTAGAACAAGGAGATTACACAGGTGGTCAAGTAAATTTTGACGAAGAACAATTGAATTCCGCAAATTACATGGGTTCTCATGCAATTGCTATAATTGGCTGGGGAATAGAAAAAAATGTTGTAGTTGATAATGAAGGTTCTAAAAAAGATATACCTTATTGGTATTGTCGAAATTCTTGGACTGAAAAATGGGGAGATGGTGGATATTTCAAAATGGCAATGTACCCATATAATGAGGTTGTGCAATTTGATAAAACTATTATTATTAATCATATGATAGGAGGAGGTATGGTTATGATAAAAGCATCTAAACCACCACAGAGTTTGACTTTTAAACAAATCGAAGATAAATTTATAAAACTAAGTAAACCAGCATCATATTATCATACAGAAACAAAAGATTATGGTAAAGATCAACCTACACCTACACCTACACCTACACCTACACCTACACCACCTACACCTACACCTACGTCTAATCCACCTACACCTACACCTACACCTACACCTACGCCTACGCCTAAACTACTTACACATAAACAACCTAAAGTTAGAAATAATAAAGCAACTGGAAGTAAGAAAAAATTATATATAATATTAATTTGCGTTTTACTTTTTGCTGTAATAGCAGGACTAGTTGGTATATTTTTGTATCATATCAAAAGAAATACAAACAATTATAGTATTTTAAGTCCGATTTCAAATTCATATACTCCTTCTACTCCGAATTCATATCATCCTTCAACTCCTAATTAAAAAAATTTTCAAGTACTGAAAGAATAAAATGATTTTGTCTAAAAGAACGACAATAATAAATCAAATGTCTATTTGCGTAAATATTGAATCAATTCCATGGGCTTTTAGAAAAAACATTAACACTGAACTTGAAATAAAAATGGAAAGCAAATTTGGAGGTGCACCTGCAAAATATATCTACCCTTTTGAAATTGAAGGTGAAAATATTATTCTACCCTTTTCATACGCTGTTTTGAATGGAAAAATTAAAAGACCACTAAGAGATACTCTTCCAGCAAATGAGTGTTCATTCGAAGGAGTTCTAAGACCGGAACAAAAAGAAGTTCGAAAAGAAGCTATAGAAAGATTGTCAAGTACCGGAAGTATTTTATTATCTATGTATTGTGGTTTTGGTAAAAGTTCAACAAGTATGAAACTTGCTTGTGACATTGGTCTTAAAACTCTTATAATAGTGAATAAATTAATATTAGTAAAACAATGGGAAGAAGGTATTAAAAATTTTTGTCCTTCTGCATCAGTGCAAAAAATTACTCCAAAATGTAAGAAAGATAACTGTGATTTTTACATTGTAAATGCTCAAAACATGGAAAAAATGGGAAGAACATTCTTTTCTGAAATTGGTACAGTTATAGTTGACGAAGCTCATTTAATTATGGCTGAAACATTATCTCGATGCCTTCAATGGGTGCATCCTAGATATCTCATCGGTTTAACAGCTACTCCATACAGACCTGATGGTTTAAATAAGTTACTTGATTTTTATTTCGGAAACTACAAGATTATAAGAACTTTATCAAGAGAACATATAGCTTATAAAGTTTCTACCGGGTTTAAACCGAATATTGAACTTGCTAGAAACGGTAGAGTCAATTGGGGAGCTGTTTTAGACTCTCAAGCAAATGATATCGATCGTAACGAGTTAATTATCAAAATTTTGAAATACTATTCAAATCGAAATTTTCTGGTTCTAACAAAACGTGTCGCACAAGGAGAATATTTATTTAAGCGTCTACAAGAGGAAGGTGAAGATGTTACGTCTTTATTTGGAAGCAATCAAGAATATAAAATTTCTAGTCGTATTCTAGTAGGCACAAACAGTAAATGTGGAACTGGTTTTGATCATCCAAAATTAGATGCATTGTTATTGGCTGGCGATTTAGAACAATATTTTGTACAATATCTCGGTCGAGTTTTTAGAACAAAAGATGTAAAACCTATAATAATTGATTTGGTTGACAATTACAGTCTCCTCAGTAAGCATTTTAATACCCGTCGCAAAATTTACCAGGATCATGGAGGAACAGTAGTAAACTTTGATCTAGGAGTTTTAGACATTTAAAAACACTTGAGTTTCTCGATATTATTTCTAAATATCGAGAATTTAATATATCATTTCAGATAATGGTATTTTCCTAACCTTTCCATCTGGATATGTGCGTTCAACTATAAAAGGAATTTTACGCTCTCTAAACTCTTTTTCTGCTATTGAAAGTGCATCTGATAAACCAAAAATATCTACCATTGGGGGTGCACCTAACGAAATTTGTTCAGCTCTTTGACCTAATATTCTCACCTTTTCAAACTTGCTCAATCGGTTTTCCATTTTTCTTTTTTATAGGAAGTTTCTTCTAAACTTCAATTTTAAACTTCAAGTTTTTTAAAAACCATATGTTCTTTTATAGGATGTAACTGAGAATACTCTAGATCTTTATCAAAAAACTCATCAATCAATCCGTCTTCTATCATCTTAACCTTTATGTCACCAGGACCATTTGACCAATAAATAAGTTGATCGCATGTATGATTGTATCTGGGTGCCATATCAAGACCAACATCTTTAGAATAATCTTCAAATGTGTTCCACAAGATCTCAACAACTGTGCTAAGACATTTAGATCTTTCTTCGTCCGTTTGAACAAGGTTGTTGCCTGAAAGATAAATTACAATTGATGGAGCTCTAATGTCTTCGGACATCACTACATCGTAAAAATTGTGCATTTTTATCGCGTCTATACAGTTTTTAAAATCATTTGATGTTCTTATCAATTTATTCAAAACATCTAGTACCCAGAATTGATACTCTGGTTTAACCTGAAGATGAACCTTAAATTCGTTTATTCGAGCCATATAAGCACCTTTTATCTGTTCTTTAGCAGTTTCAAAATCGACAGTTTCTATTCGTCTAATTAACTCTTCCTTATCTTCTATTATACGTTTTTTATATAATCCTTCTATAACTTCTTTATAATTTTCAGCTGTCATATGAATAATAGGGTAAAAAACGATAGAAGTTTCTAAATCTTGTACACATCCACCAAGTATATCTGTTCTAGTGGTTGTCTCTTGAGTCGGTCTTTTAATTTCTACTTGGAACCCCCTTGTACTTCTATTAAAAGAAAAATCATAAATATCTGAGTCACCGTCAAATAGTTCTTTTTGTGTTTTTAAAAATTCAAGGTATCTATTAAATTTAAAAATAACATCAGCATTTTGCCCTATCATAAACTGTTCTGTTTCTTCTTTACAAGTTTTTATCAATCTTTTTTGGAATATTGACGGTTTTTTAATTTGTATACATCTTGTAAAATTTTTCTGGATTAATTCAATTAAGTTATGTTGTTGCATATAAGCGTAAGGTATTTCATATATGTCACTGTATATAGATGTTCCGTATGGAATAGGCATAGTCATTTATTTACACCTTTATAAAAAAATAATCTAATAATATTATTTTTTATTCTTTAACCATAATCCGTGCAAAGGAAGTTTCGGCAAATTGACATAGCGTATACACAGATTCTTTTTTGAAAAGTTTGGCGGACATTCATCCGTTTTGCACGGATTATGGTTAAACTTCAGTTTTTTTAAAAACCATATGTTCTTTTATAGGATTTAATTCAGCATATTCGACCTCTTTATCAAAAAACTCATCAATCACTCCGTCTTTTTTCATCTTAACCTTTATATCACCAGGACCATTTGACCAATAAATAAGTTCGTCATATTTATGATTGTATCTAGGTGTCATATCAAGACCAACATCTTTAGAATATTCTCCAATTACGCTCCACAAGATCTCAACAACTGTATTAAGACATTCCCATTTTTCTTCTTCTGTTTGAACAAGGTCGTTGCCTGAAAGATAAATTACGATTGATGGAGCTCTAATGTCTTTGGAAAACACTATATCGTAAGAATGGTGCATTTTTATCGCGTCTATACAGTTTTTAAAATCATTTGATGTTCTTATCAATTTATTCAAAACATCTAGTATCCAGAATTGATACTCTGGTTTAACCTGAAGATGAACCTTAAATTCGTTTATTCGAGCCATATAAGCAAGTTTGATCTGTTTTTTAGCTATTTCAAAATCGACAGTTTCTATTCGTCTAATTAACTCTACCTTATCTTCTATTATACCTTTTTTAGATAATTCTTCTATAACTTCTTTATAATTTTGAGCTGTCATAGAAATAATTGGATAAAAACCTACAGTAGTTACTAAATCTTTTACACACCCACCAAGTATATCTGTTCTAGTGGTTGTCTTTTGAGTAGGTCTTTTAATTTGTACCCAGATCCCCCCTGTACTTCTACTAAAAGCAAAATCGTAAATGTCTGAGTCACCGTCAAAAAGAGATTTTTGTGTTTTTAAAAATTCAAGGTATCTATCAAATTGAGAAATAAAAAAAGGATTCTTACCTTTCATAAACTGTTTTGTTTCTTCTTCCATTTTTTTTATATTCTTTTTTTGAACTTCTGATGGTCTTTTAATCAGTGTACGTAAAAAATTCTTCTCTGTTATTTCAATTAAATTATGTTCTTGTATATAATTGTGAGGTATTTCATATATGTCACTGTATATATATGTTTCGTATGGAGTAGGAATATTCATTTATTTATACCATTATAAAAAATTTAATATTATTTTTTATGCTTTAAAGTTTAAAATATTCTTAGAACAAATGACAACAACAGATGTTGATGAAATAATAAATAAAGATTATGTGATTGATTTAGAAGATAAAGATACTGATAATCTTGAAGAAAATATTATGGATATGTCACGTCCTTTAGACAATCGTATAAAAGCTCTTGAACTCTTCTACGATCAACAAGGAGATAATGCTATCGAAATAATGAGAAGGCTTTCATCTATGTACCAACTGAGTGGAAGCAAACTGATAGAAAGATTTTTCTATCGTATATGTACTAATTGTCTTATATCATCTTTTCTGAAAATGGAAGTTGCAAAAGCTTTGTTAGATTATGAAGAATACGGAGATGAAGATCGCGCGGAAGAGGTTAAAATAAATAACGAAGAGCGTAAAATATTAGGATACAAAGCAGTAAATCACGTATGCCAAGATCTTTGTAAAATGCCGACTCCATGTCGAGTTGAAGCTATCTTTATCCTTATGAAATCACCTCAATTTAAGGCTGAAGCTGACTTTTATTTTAAAGAATTTGTCAGAGCAGATACTATAGAATGTGAATTTCGTTACATGACTATTTTATCTCTCGAAAATGTAGGTGCTGAAGAAATGAAAGAAAAATTATACGAATACACCTATGATAGTGTTGAAATAGTCGAGAAGATTTGTGAGTATCTAAAAATAAAGGTAGGGAAAGAATGGCGATCTGCATTTAGAAAACTTTCATATGATGATGTTAAGTCTTTACACTTCTTAATTCTTCCGGAAATTCCTTGTCAAAAAGATTGGTTTATTAAATCAGCTCAAATCGCTTTCTTATTTCACGAAAAAAATCCAGTATATTATCGTAATCTTTCAAGTCAATATCTTCTTAAAAAATGCTCTCTTGATTCAGATGAGACAACAAAGGTTGAGACAAAAGTTTTGGAATTTGCTGATGACGCAGAGTTAGACTACAATCTTCGCGCAGACTCTGCAGATATATTACTTCGTTACGGTTCAGATGCTTTTAAAGAAGCTGGTCGACGAGTTATTATGGAACTTGCTCTTGTAAACGGTAATGTACGTACGATTTTTGAAAACGCACAAAACGTTCACACAGAAAGCGTTGAAAAATCGGTCTCAGAGATTTTAGAATTTCTCAATTCGCTTCCAATATATATGATTGATAAAAATCCTGTTGATTTTAATTATGTAAATGCTCATATTGAAAAAATGTTAAAACAAGAATTAGAAAAAATACGGAAAGATCGTCATCCAGGAGAAAGCTGTGATTCTCCAGTTGGAGAGAATTTTTGTTCTACAGAGTGTGAAAAATTTTATTATAAAAATCAAAAAATCAAACTCTCTATGCAAAGAATTTTAATGGATAGAGCATTATATTCAAAGTTTAACAATAGCCTTTTGACCATTCTTTTGAAAGTTTATTCGTATATTCAGACTAGAGATGATGAAAGTATTAAAGAAGAGTTATATAAGAGAATGCTTGAAGAGCTCGAAGAGATGAGTGGAACATGTTCTTCAGGCTTTGCATCTCGCCTCGTAAACATAATATCAGGGCATGAAAATTTTAATATCAGAATTTCTTTCGAAGATCAGATAATCTCAAATTTCATGGGTAGACTAAACGCAAGAGCAAGGGAAATAGCTAACATTGATAGCATCTTCAGAAATGAAAGGGTAGAAGATGTTGTCGAACTATGGTTACTTGGAGATGAGAGAGTTCAGCTTAGAAAAGATATTGAGATTGAATATAAGATTGAATTTGAGAAGCGTCCTCTTATTAAAGATATCATTAAAAAATTTTTATCAGAAGACCGAGAAGAAAAGATAGAAAATTGCATTCAAATTTTTTCAGAATCTGTCATCAATGAAATGATGATCAAAAGCTCTAGATACGGCGATCGCAGAAATTTTAGTTTGTTTTTCAGAACTTACGCTTCTAAAATTCGCGAAGAGCTTGCAGAAGAATTCAAAGAATTTGTATCGGATACAGACTTTGACCTTTGGTTTAGAAGAGCTATAATGAGCTACGATGGAGAATGAATTAAACTTTTTAATATAAAATTTTAGGAATATATAATCCAATTAAAATTTTTTAGGAATTTTTCTTGATTTCCCAAGCAAAAAAAAGAGAGAGAGTGAAATAAGATTGGTGTAAAATAAAATTAAATAATAAAGATATTAATAAATAAATGGATTATTTTAAAGATGCCAAAAAAATTGAAGAAGTAGTCAGCAAAAGAATC